ATTCTTACGTTGGCCTCGTTGCCACCTGCTTGCGTCTGTACAAAATGCCAGATGTCGTCGTACGTCAACTCTTGGTCAGTAACCACCAACTCAACGGGTTTAACCTCAATAGATTTAACGACAACCTTTTTAGAGGCAGATTTAGGGGAAGTCTTTTTAGCTGTATTAGCCATGATAGAAGCTCCTTTCTACGAGCAATCCCAGCACACCGTGTGCCAGTAACTACAGAGTATAGTGAACCCACAGCGGGAGCAAGTCTTTTATACTCTTTGATTATCTTTATTTATAGACTCCGAATCCTCAAGAATCATCGTCATCATCAATCATCGTCCGTGGATTATCGTTCATCATCAATCATCCTCAAACTCTTTGTCATAATCTTTCTTCCTCTATCATGGGACAAAATTAGAGATCCTTCTCCTTGTGATGGGTCTGATTTGATGATAGAATATGATTGATGATACCCGTCCAATCGTACGGTGTCGGGCAACTCCAGTCAGGGGTCCATGATTCTCCGTTTCCCGCTATCTGCATCGCTCTTTGTCCACCATATATATTTAGGGTAGAGGACGAAGGATGATGAACCAAGTTATAAACCGAGCCGCCATTCATAGAATATCTTGTTTGCCACGCGATTTGGTGAGGACGTAAGGTTATAGACTTTAGGGACTTTAACCTATGGACCTTCAATTCTAACCAAAAAGGATGACCTTGGACGATGCCGTGTAAGTCCGGCACACCTGGACTTGCCCATGATTCTAGGCGTGTCCAAAACACACCTAGATCCTTGGTTCCGTCACGAAGTTTATACCATAACTGCGATTCAGGTTTGCTACTCATAACAAAGCTCTTCATAGTAGTGGTCAGATAAGGATTCACCGTGGTGGTCATCTTCGTGCCACCTATCTTCTGACTCAACTTCCCCTGTTACAATAAAGTCAACACGCTCAGCACAGGTCGTGCAAGGCGTTTTGTCTTCTTGGTGGTAATCTTGGGCGTAGTTATTGCCAAGCATTGGCATATCACAAAGCGTCCTGCCTGTGCCGTCAGCCATCGCAAAATGCTGCTGTCCTAACTTTTTAGTCCACTCACTAAACTTAGTAGCCATATCAAAACCCCTTTCTCGGGTTGGTTACATTTGTCGTACTTTACAGTAGCACAGGAAAATGTCAGGGACTACTAAAAGAGCCCTGACATTTAGTCTTTTGTTATCCCAACACATACTGTTGATTGCCGTAGTCGCTGACGCTAATAACAGCGAGACGTCTATAATAACGGTGTTGGGTAAGGTAGAACTGGACGGTAAAACAATCTCCTATCACTTCATCTACTATAGACGTCCCTATGTAATACTCACACTTTGCTGTAAGGTCTGGGATTTCGTGGAGGGTATCAAAGTCTAAATCTAACAACCCACTATCTTCTATGTTGTAGCCGATGGGTTTTGTGTGATCAAGATTTTGCTTTAGCACAGTATCAACAAAAGCAAACAAGACTGCATCAGTTTTGTTTTTTGTTGGATCACGATCTTTGTTGGCATACTGGGACCAACCTGTCCAAGGAGTCCATTTGTTTTGTAAGTCTAACACATTAAATCCTTTCTGCGATTTGTGTGGTCATACTATACTATAGCACGGGTAAATGTCAAGCAGTGTCTTTTGTTATCTTCTTTTGCACAGTTCCTTCGATAATCATATTGCCGTCGGCTACTGCTGCGAGTGCAGGGAACTCTTTTTGCAAACGCTGTATCTCTTTCATAACTTGGTCTCTGTCCATTTGGTCAATGCGTCCATGAAGGATTTCTTTACGATCTATGTAGATCCCTGCCGCTTGTCCTCTAGACTTTTCGGCTGCGACGGCGGCGGCGAAGTTTCCTCCAGTCATGGCAGCGTCACGTATCTCAGCTAACTTTTTAACGTGTCCTTCAAAACTTACTTCGTATTTCTTAGACAGCTCGCCTTTTAGTTCGCCTATCCTTTGCACAACATGAGGATACCGTTGTCCGTTCAGTAATTGGGACGCAATGGCATGGGCAGATTTCACAGAATATCCTGCTCGCACAGCGGCCTCAGTTTGGCTTATGTCCTCGCAAACGTAGATTCTACAAAACTCTTCTTGTTTCGGAGTGATTCCTTTTTCTACACGAGGATTAGCGACGACATCAATAGTAGGTTTGTGAGTAGCTTTTGCCAGAGCCATTTAAGACCTTTCTCTCTTTATGATGGGACAACTTTACTTAATAGGAGGGGAAAAGAAAAGTAGCCATTTTGAAATGGCCCTGATTTAAGATCGCGCGAACACGAATGTAATGATCCTTTGTGATCAAGATATCGGAATCAGAGAGTCATAGTCCATGCTAACCCATTGAATATATGTGTATAGTGAGATATTGTATATTATCAAATCATTAAAACACAAATGAGTCCTGTCCATCATTTGGTCCTATATAGCAAAGTCCGTTTATCATGTAAAAAAACCCCCTGACCAGAAAGGGGAGTCAGAGGGCTTACAGAGAGTGAAGCATAGGACAGGGAGGTGAGACTATGCTTTTTTACCGTACCAAAAAAAGATTTTTGACACAAGGACTTTCCAAAAAGATTTCTTTTCTTTCTTGGGATAGAAAAAATCTACTGTTTTTTCCATTGGATTCCAGACTTCGGCACTAGCCCCTGTAGCGGATAACACGCTCACGTTGACGGATCGAGCTGACTTAGTTGATTTGAAGTTAGGGCTTTTATCTAACTTTTTGGCGAGCGTGTACACAATGTACTTATACTGATTTGGTGTAATCCCGTGGAAAGACTGTATTTGCTTTGCAGTCAATCCTTTTTCTTTATCTGTAAGAATTCGTGCCACAAACTCATCACTAGGCAGTATTCTTTTTTTCTTGGTCATGTGTTCCTCCTAATTTGCTACGGATAAAAAACATCCCGGACTGCTCAGGAATCCAGGGTTTATCATCCTTGAATATGGCTTCAACTTCTTTAGACTTGCTTGCATCATACAAACAATCTGAACATAATTTGACATACTTTTTGTCTTCTGGCAAGTCCTTGGCTATGGCTCGCACCCAATGCACTTGAGTTGGTAGACTGCGGTGCATCTTAGTTGTCCCGTATTCCGGTTCGCCTAACGGCTGACACATGGGGCAGTAGTCTTCGTTTTGTTCTTCAATATAAAAGGTCAGTAATGAATTGGTCATGTAATTTTCCTCCGCTTGCCTTTATCTACTGTTCGGCGAGCATCAAGAATGTGTACTTGCCGATTGATGTCTGCCACCCTTTTTTCAAGGCGTTTAAGAGCTTCAGGGTTATTAAAGCAGATTGTAGCTAGGGTGAACATGATCACTCCTAGCTTGCGACTATCATCAAACTCTTTTGTTTGAACGCCAATAGCATCAAACTCTAGCTTGAACTCTCTCTCCGAAGCCGAAAGTAACGAACTAATAGTAGTTCGCACTTCGGCTAGAGTATGAGTAGTCTTTACCATAGGTATTTCTTTCCACTTCGCCATCGCTACAACCTCAACGAAACGCAGTCAACACTAATATCAAGGTCAACATCTGCATTTTCTAGGAAGTCTTTTACAAGCCTTTCAACGTAGTCATCAAGTTTAGGCTGTATTTTATCCCATAACTCGTCAGCATCGTCGATAATGTTGTCAGTTTGTAGGTTGTTGAGCTCTTCAACTTGGTTTGCGAGTAACTGTAGCGTCTGCCCTAAGTTCTCACAAACAGCAGTAAGAGTTCCTGCTAACGTGGGTTCTTCAGTAGACTGCCGATTCCTATTAGTATCAGCAATATAATTAACATTTGTATCATTTAAAGCTTTCTGTTCCATGATGGCTCCTTTCTAGAGCGTTGGAGTGGTATGGTATGCAATGAAGGTAAAGGATCACAGAACACTTCATAGGCGTATCTGCGAACAACACTGCACACCATGTAATTACATTACCGCAAGATAATGTTAATGATAAGCATCAATTTATCTTTTTAGTTCTAGCTCGGGGGCTTAAGGAATCTTCTTTTTTCTTCGTATAGAAAATATGATTGCCAATCTTCCCTATCACCCGCAAATGATCTGCCCAATATGGGTGGACATCGTTATTGTGATAATGGGTGACTGTATCACCGAGGACAGTAATATGTTCACCTTTTGTCAACATTAATTCAGCAAGAGCTTTAGAGGTTAACAGAGATTTATGTTCTTTTGGTTGATCGGACTTTCCGTCGCACCACCAACTGAACTGACAAGTCTTACTGTTTTCTTGCAAGACTACTCCACACACTGTGTCGGGGTAGTTGGGGGAAGCCACTCTGTTAAGAGTGACCTCCGCTACAGCTATTTGCCCTTGGATGGGCTCAGATCTTGCCTCAAAATAAATATTCAAAGCAAGACACATTAATGCTGTTTCTATCATTTTAACTGTACCACAAAATAGACAAAGTAAAAAATACGATAGCCCCGCCTACGATCAAACCGCAGACGAAGCCAATCAAAGCTGCAAAATCAGTGAGGTTCATTGAAAAAGCTCTTTATATTCATGGTCATTTAAAAACTGACCAAACGGTTCTTCTGGGAGATGTTCTTGCCAAAATCCCCACTCTTTACGAAAAGTGTCAGCATCATCCCCTTGTAAGAAAAAAGACCAACCTGCCTCGTGTTGTTTGACGACGATGCCATACACACCGTCGTCTTTCATGCTATAACCACCAATAGTCATATTAATACTCACTGGGCAGTAGCAAGACATTGTTAGTAAGAAAGAACTTCCATGTACCGTCTTCGGCATCTGTAAAGTCTATTACCCTTGTCCATAGAACATTGCCGTTGCCATCGTCGGCAATTATTTTAGCAGAACGGTCTACAACATTAAGTGTGATAGACATGAACTCTTCTGTTTCCTGTAGGTCGGCGAGTTCGGTAGCCAGTATATCCAGGAACCAGTAAGCACCTCCTCCGCAGTGTTCAGCAAAGAACTTTACACCATCGGTATAAAGAAAGTTAGAGCTCAGTGGGTGACGGAACCATTGCTCGGTACCCGTAAACATTTTTAGATCGGCTGATAACATTTGTATTCTCCTACATATCGTCGGAGCCAAAAAGCTCTTCAGCTTCTTGCTCGACTCTGTTTATAAATATATTCATATGTTCAATCGCTACAACCCTGCCGTCGTAATCGGCTTTAGCATCGCTATACTGGTTGTGAACTCTTACGTTCCCCTGCATCGGAGAATCGGTGTGTATACCGTCTTCGCGGTACACGATATAAGCTTGGTTGATGTCTGCATAATGTAGTATCGTACGAGATTTGCCCTCGTTAAATACATATGCGTCTGGTTGTGGTTTCATAATTACCCCTTTCTACGAGTGTGTATAGCCACTGATTTCTATTGCAAGAAACATATTGCACCATTTTACGACAATAGCATCTTCCATAAAACTGGTGGATTGTACAAGTTTACGGAAACCAAGGAACGAGAGCCCTTGGTCGTCTTGTTGCCACTTGCGGAGCAAAGACTTGGATTGTGGTTTAGTTAGTCGCATAAATATCCCCTTTCTGCGGAATGTCTGTACCTTATAGTACCACGGCAGTTGGCGCTGATAAGCATCAATTTATCTTATTTGTTCGCCCAGTGGCTCCCTGTCAAATATCCACAAGAAGAGCAACCGATTTGTCCTGTTTGATCATTGAGTAGATAAAAAGA